TGCGCCAGCACATTCTTGAGGTAGGACGCATTCAGCGCAGGATGCGCGCGGTATTCTTGCTCAGTCATTGTTTGCCTTCCTTCTCGATGGAGTTCAGCAGCGCAGGGGCCGCGTAGTACATGATGATCTTGCCCAGCGCGAGCGGGTCATTCTTGATGATGGCCTCCGCAATGGCTGCCTTGGCAGATTCGAGATCGGCCCCGGTGATGTGGTAGGGCATATCGAGGGAATGCCAGAGCATATCGCTGACCTTGATCTTGTCGGAAATATCGTCATGCGACTGAAGCCGGTCGAGGAACTTCTCCTCGGCTGACTTGGGAGCCATCCGGTAGGAACGCTCGCCTGTGAACAACTGGAAGATGTTGTCGTGAATGTTAGATGCGGACATAACGGCTCTCCCCGGTTGCGATGCGCTTGGCGGCGTACCAGCTACGGCCAGACAGCCATTCGCTGATTGCGATGAAGTAATAGTGTGCTTTTCTCATGTTGGACTCCTTGCTTGCGGTAAGGCGGCCCCCGAAGGGGCCGGGTTGGTTAGATGTTGTATTCGGCTTCGGTCTTGATGATCTGTTGCTCAACCCATTCGTCATATTGTGGGCCTGTCAGGGCCATGAATTTTGAGCCATGCGGGAAACGCTCTTTTGCGATGCGTTCTGCTTCAAGATCAGTGTTGGCATCGATGTAGGTGTGGTCGAAGCCATCTTCGTGGTTGTTGGTGTCGAAGAATACGATGAAGTTTGTCATGTCTATTTCCTTGCTTGCGGTAAGGTCGGGAAGCACCGCGCTGCCCGATGAGTGAACTGTAAGCCCGCTTACAATGGATTGTCAAGCTAGCTTGAAAAAAAAATTTCCATCCCCCACAATGCGCGGCATGGACAAGAACACGATCATCGAAATCTTCGGCGGAACCCCGACGCTGGCCCGCGAACTGGGGATCAGTCAGCAGGCGGTCTATCAATGGCCGGATCGCCTGTCTGAGCGGCAGGAAGATCGGATCATCCGCCTTGCTTGGCGCACGAATCGTCTGTCGGACATCGAGCAACTCATCACGCCGCCGAACTGAATACCAACCTCCTCTGGTGGTCTTGCCCGACTTCGGTCGGGTTTTTTTATGTAAGCCCGCTTGAATCCTGCCGTGCCTTTGCGGTAGAGTCGGCCCCCCGGCGTTTTGCCGGTTCCTAGCGGCAGGGTTTGCCGCACTTTCGGAGAATTGCAATGCAATACACCATCATGAATGTCGAGGCTCGCTATCCGCGCCTTGACCGGCCTTATCGTTTCGACTCTGTGGAAATGCGTTCTGTACCGTGTGACGCGCTGGAAGAAGGTGCTGCCTTCGATCTGTCGTTTGTCATGGACAAGACGCAGGCGATGGAGCTGCACAAGGTCGCAATGCAGGCATGGGCGAATGCTTCTGCCGGCGACACAAAGCGCAAATGGCCGGAAAAGCCGACGAATCTGCCGTACAAGACCGACGAGACCACCGGCCTCATCATCGGCAAGGCGAAGCTGAAGGCGGCCTATTCTGGCGAAAAGACCAGACCGCCGGCACAGTACGATGCGAAGAACGCCAAGCTGGGCGATGATTTCCGTCTGACCACTGGGAGCAAGATCAATCTGGCGGTGACGGTTGTTCCGTTCAACACGGGCGCGGTCAATGGGATCTCGCTCAGACTGCGCGCGGTGCAGGTGATCGAACTCGCCGAACCGATGGAGGGCAGCAATCCCTTTCAGCCCACCGATGGATTCAGCAGCCAATCCGCCAGTCCGTTCGGTGGGGATTCAATTGGTCAATCCATCGGCATTGGTCAAGCCACGAGTCAAGGTAAGATCGCGCCGGGAGAAATGACGGCTGTTCCGACGCAGGGCAAGCCGATTGATTGGGACATGGGAGATGATGTGCCTTTCTAGGCCATAAAAAAGCCCCGGTCAGGGTAGGAATCTGACCGGGGCGAACTACAAACAATCCACCAAAAGAAGAAACATGATTGTATCAAATGTGACTGATTTTCCAACAGTTTTTTGGGATGAGTGGAGCGGTCAAATCATCGCCGGCATGGGTCTGAAAAAGACCAGCAATGGCGAATATCACGGTGCTTGCCCGAACTGCGGCGGCCATGACCGTTTCTGGATCAAGAACTCTGACGGTCGCGTGGTCGTGCATTGCCGTCAGTGCGAGGATTTCAAGGCGATCACAGAGGCGTTGCGGGATCACGGCCTCTGGCCTGAGAAAACGGCTCAAAACGGCTCTCAGAGCCTCACAGGGTCGGTTTCACCGTTTCTGAGCGTCCAAGCCTATCACCAGCGCAAGAAGATCGGCCTGAACGGTGCTGAACTGATCGATGGCAAGGTCAAGATCCCGATCTACAACGCCGAGCGTCAACTGATCGGCCATCAAACGATTGCAGCAGATGGCACAAAGCGATTCACGCCGGGGATGGAAAGCAAAGGCGCGTTTGGCGTGGTCGGCGGAATACTGGGCGATCATGCCTATGTCACCGAAGGGTGGGCGGATGCAGCAACGCTGTCCGAGGCCACCGGCAAGGCTGCGATCTTCGGGCTGTCGGCTTCCAACATGATCGAGGCGATCCGCTCGATTCAAGAAGTTCGGCCTGACATCCAACTCACGGTTGCGGCGGACAATGATGAGGTTGGCATCGCTGCGGCCAAAAAAATACACAAGGAACTTGGGATTGAATATGTCTTGCCCAGGCGCAAGGACTTCAACGATGTTCTGCTGAATGACGGCAAGCAGGCTGTGCTGGAGGATCTCGAAAACTATCCAGAGCGCGCTGATCCGTTTGCCTGCAAGCTGGATCTCGACACGCTCAAACCCATCGAGTTTGTCGTGGATGGGTTTCTGTCCTGCGGGCTGACCACGATTGCCGGTGCGCCGGGCGTGGGTAAGACCAGCGTGCTTGTTCCGCTCTGTGCGGCGATCTCAGGGCTGATCGACACCGACCTGACCATTCGCCTGCGCAGGAAGGTGATCTTCATCACAGAGGCTCCAGAGCAGGCAATGGCGACGCTGTATGGCCTCAGGACTAAGATCATGTCGGCAAAGCCTGTCAGCGAGTTCCGAGAATGGTTCATCCTGCGGCAATCCAAGCGCGTGACCCCACGAATCTTGGCCGATCTCATCCGCTCGCTGGTTGAGGAACACACCGTCGAGCATGAGAGCGGCTACCTGATCGGCCCGCTGATCGTGCTGGACACAGCCAACTCGAACATCGATCTGAGCAGCGAAAACGACAATGCTGAGGTCGGGAAGGCTGTGGCGGCGATCAAGGAGAACTTGAAGCGCGGAGCGGTCTGGGTTGTCGCACATACGCCGAAAACGCTCAAGCGGGCAGATGTGACCCAACTCTCGGCGCGCGGTGCGTCGGCCTTCGAGGGTGATTCAAACGCCACGGCGTTCATCTTCAAGGAGTCGGATGACCCTAGGGATCACCATCGATACCTGTCCACTGACAAGATTCGATTCGAGGCGCAGTTTCGCGAGATCCAGTTTGAGACCCAGATCGGGTCGGAAACTGTCATGGCTCCGTGGGGCGAGATGCAGGATCTTCACTATCGGGTCGCTATGCCGAAGGCATCAAACCCGGCGGCGAGGATCGCGGAGCGGGAGCGCGCCAAGCGTGAAGAGGCGGCTGAGAAGCGGGTTTCGTTGGTCGATCAGGTGGTGGATTTCGTGGCCGAACATGGCCCGATTTCCAAGCGAAATATTGAGCAAGGGATCGGTGGAAACGCGAAGGAAGTGCGAGAGGCAATTTTGGACGCAGTTGGACACAGTCGGCTCATTGAGAGCGAAAAAAGGGTTTCTGGACACCCTCTTTTGGAGGTTCCGGGGAGCGTATTTTGACTGTGTCCAAATCGACTGTGTCCCTTAAGGAAAAAAGCTTGGACACAGTCGTGTGGGAGGGGACTAGTGTCCCCCTCCCTCACACAGACTGCGTGACCGTGTCCAATTTCGTGGACACAGTTTTGGACACAGTTGGACACAGTTGGACACAGTCCTGTGGATAAGTTGAAGATAAACAATCGAGACAGGTGGCCTGATCTTGCTGAAAAAGTAGATCAGATGCGATCTGTGTTCGGTGATGTGAAGGTGCTGAACATTTACGAGCAGGGCCGCCTAGTGGCCGGCCATCCGCTGAATTTCAGTCAGGGCCGGCAGGGGGCGGGGAAGTGCAACTGCGGCTGCATCCCACCATTCTGTTCCTGCCCGCCGCATGATGGGCAAGTCACGACCGCAGGTGTAAGATAGGTTTACATGAGCATAAACAGCAGAGCCAAGGGAGCCTCCGCCGAGCGCGAGGTTGTCCACATCCTGCGGGATGAGTTGGGCATCGATACACAACGCAACCTCGACCAATGGCGGTCTGGTGGTCACGACATCACCGGGCTGCCGGGCTGGGCCATCGAGGTGAAGCGGTGCAAGACCCCGCTGATCCATCAGTGGTGGAAGCAGGCTAAGGATCAGGCCGACCGCGTTGGCTCGATCCCGGCCCTGTGGTACAGGCTCGACCGGAAACCGTGGCGGGTGATCGTCCCGCTGTACGCCATCAACCGCAGCATGACTATGGCGGACGGCTGGGAATGGACGGCTGAGATCACGCCAGAGGCGTTTTGCATGATCGTCAGGGAGGGGATACCGAATGGAATTTAGCGCAGAGACGAACATCAAAGCCGTCCTGAAAGGATTGGATCGAGTGGCGAAGGATCAGATCCCATTTGCCACATCGTTGGCATTGAACAAAGCTGCCGATGTTGTGGTCAATGACATCACCCAAGGAATTAGGACAAACCTTGATAAGCCAACCCGATTCACAGAACTGGCATTCAAGACACAATCGGGAAGGTTCAAGGGAATCAGGGCAACGAAGAAGAATCTAGTCGCTCGGATCATCCCCGGCGAGGCGCAGTCAACCTATCTCAAGTATCAGGTGCATGGCGGATCAAGAAGGGCAAATCGTTCAAAAATTGCAGTTCCGACAAGGAATGTGAAACTCAACAAGTTCGGCAATGTGCCGGGTAGAAGGAGCGGCCTGATAAAGAACCCCAATCAATTTGCTGGCGAGATCAAGGGTATCGATGGGATCTGGGAACGGTACGGAAAAAAGAAACGCGCAATCAGATTGTTGCATGGTTTCTCTCACAGCGTCCGATATGAAAAGCGGATGCCGCTCTACAAAATCTCGCGGGACAGCTTTGCAAAGAACTTTAGAAAAATATTTATTGAGTCTCTAAATTACGCAATGAAAACAGCTAAATGATTGATTTTTCACGCATACCCCCCCGGCAAAAGGTACTGTC